TGGACCTGACAGTTGATACTGAGCGTGACAAAATGTTGCGTATCAAGCAAGTTCACCGCGATGCCGATGGTGGTTTGTTTGCTGACTATGATTTCACTCAGGAACAAACTGATGAAATTATGTCTTTCATTGATGCTAACTGCAACAAATTGCGTGAAGTGTCTTTGCGTATGTGTTTGAAGGTTGCTGACTTGGTTAAGATTTCTGCTAACTGGCGTGAACTTGCTAAGGCAACTTGCATGAAAGGTTAACCCCTGCAGTGTGCGTAGAGGCAATGTCAATAAGTCCTCTTCGATAATTTATATAAAGGGAACTTAGGTTCCCTTTTTTTTCCTTTATACTTGATTAAGTCTAACGTATTATCTATAATAGTAGGATGATACCTGTACAAACTAAAGAACACCTGATATATTTCATGCAAAGTGGCATGATGCGGTTGAGTAAGTACGACCTCAGGTTCGTGCAAAATTTGCAACTACTCACCATGCAACACACAAATTTAACTACCAATCAAGTGTCACTGTTTGACAAATTGATAGAAAAATACAAACGTCAATTACATAAGCATGGTTTGTCGGATGTTCATTTAGTAGGATTGACATGGGAATCTATCATTGTACCTAGTGATCCTAAATTCACAGAAGCTTATGTAAGCATTGCGAATGATACCATTACATTCCGTAGTCCATTCAGTAAAAAATTTATAGAACATTTCCGCAAAAAAGAATTCAACACATTTGCATGGTATAAAGACAAAAAGGTTTACGAATCACCTTACAGTACAACCGCACTAAAGTATTTGATAGAAGTAGCAAACGAACATTATCCGATTGTCAATTATTGTCCAGTAGTGTCCGATTTGTTAAATACAGTAGATCAATACAATGCCAAGTATTGGAATCCCACTTTGATAAAGCACAATGACATGTACATAGTTGCGGCTATGAACACTAGTCTTGCTGATGCAATATCGCACATACCACTTTCAAATGATCCTGAGATTATTTCTAATTTGGCAAAACATGGTATTCAAATTGATGATAGTGTAATTGGTGGAGATACAGTATTGACGTTTGCATCATCATACGCACCCGAAGTAGACATTGTAAACATTGATAGTGTGATAGAATGTTTAAAAGCAATCAACTGTGATTCTGTGACTGTAGTTGGAAGAGCGGCTCAGTATAGTAGAATTCTAACAGAAAAGATAAAAACTTCTGGTTTATACCTAGATGATAATAAAGGTATAGTGATAGAAGAAAGGTTGAAGGACAAAAAGAATCCTGTAGTTATGTTTCTAACAACAAATGTATCAACGGCATCTAGCTGTTTCAAAAAAATTATAAAGGTAAAAAACTCAATGCCGGTGGTAGTAAAATGAAGTCATGTAAAATAACCGTGAAAGATGAAGTCAATGTAAAACTTGAGGGCCTAGAATTAGGTGATCGCAAGACATTGATGAAGATGTTTGAGTTTGAAGTACCGGGTGCAAGGTATTTGCCTAGTGTAAAACTTGGTAGATGGAATGGAAAGACAAGTTATTTTGCATTGGGTGGTAGTACGTACATTAATCTACTACCAGAAATACTTCCTCTATTAGATCAGGCTGGTTACGACATTGACTTAGATGACCAACGTGAATACACCACAACATTCAATTTTGACAAAGTGTCCGAGGAGACATTCAAACACAAACTATGGCCAGCAAAACACGTAATGGCAGGTAAGCCTGTTGTATTGCGTGACTATCAAATTGAAATCATTAATAAGTTTTTAGAGAACCCTCAATGTATTCAGGAAGTTGCAACTGGCGCCGGCAAGACATTGACAACTGCGGCATTAAGTTTGAGTGTAGAACAGTATGGTAGATCAATTGTTATTGTCCCTAACAAGGACCTTGTGCGGCAAACAGAAGCTGACTACATTAACTTGGGCTTAGATGTTGGTGTATATTTCGGTGACAGAAAAGAGATAGGTCGTACACATACTATCTGCACTTGGCAATCACTTAATAACATGATGAAAAAAACACAGTCAGGTGAAGCTGAGATTACAATCATTGACTTTATTGAAGATGTTGTTTGTGTCATGGTTGACGAAGTACACATGGCAAAGGCTGATGCATTGAAGTCTTTATTGACAGGTCCAATGTCACGTATACCTATTCGATGGGGCTTGACTGGTACTGTACCAAAAGCTAAGTTTGAATTCATGTCATTGTTTGTTAGCTTAGGTCCTGTAATTGGTAAACTATCAGCAAGTGAATTACAAGAAAAAGGTGTACTTGCACAATGTCACGTTAACATTGTTCAGTTAAAAGATGATGTTGAGTTCAGTAATTATCAAAGTGAATTAAAGTATCTAACTGAAAACACAGAACGATTGGATGCGATTGCAGTCCTAATCAACAAATTAGCTCAGACAGGCAATACACTGATTCTTGTAGACAGAATTAGTGCAGGTAAAGAATTACAACGCAGACTAAGCGATATATTCAGTCTACTAAAAGATGCACCTGAGGTAGCCTTTGTGTCAGGTGAAACTAACCTAACAGAAAGAAAAGAAAATTATGATGAGGTTGCGACTGCTACTAACAAGATTATTGTGGCGACTTATGGTGTGGCCGCTGTGGGTATTAATATTCCTCGTATTTTTAATCTGGTTCTTTTGGAGCCCGGAAAAAGCTTTGTCCGAGTTATACAATCAATTGGGCGAGGTATTAGAAAAGCTGAGGACAAGGACTTCGTCCAAATCTGGGACATAACAAGCAATTGTAAATTTGCTAAACGGCATTTGACTCAACGTAAGACCTTTTATAAAGAAGCAAACTATCCATTTGACTTGGAAAAACTAACATATAAGTGATATAATATACATATGAGAATTCTTACCCTTGAAAACGAATATTACAATCTGGAGACTCTTCCAGATGAAATAGATGATTTACGATTTGCAATACTAGATAACAGTAACCCTAGCAACGTAGATTATCATTATATACCATTGATCTTTTTAGAAAGCTTTTCAGCACCTGCATTAGTATTACGCATTGGTGATGTTACTGTTAAGATGCCAGTTGATTGGCAGATATTGATTGGTGAAAAAGATCACGGTGATTTAGAGACATTGCCCCTAACAAGTATTAACGATAGGGGCTTTAGTGCATTTGAATTTAATCCGTTGTCTAGTTTTAGGCCTGACTTCTTGCCTATTGAAATCGTAGACATATACCATGATGTGACTTGGTATGCTCCTCGATTGAAGAACGGACAATTTCTGTGTGTACCTATTGATGATGGTATTAAACCCAGATGCGTTTACTTTGTTAAAGAGATTAGTAGAAACTGTGAGATTGTTGATTACGACCAGGCATTCTAATGGCAACGAAAAAACCACAACTAGCAAAAGACGAAAAGTTTGAAAATGTAGACGTAGATTTGTTTGCAGTATTAGCCGCACTCGATAACAAAGACTATGGCTTTTATGACAAACTTACCGATGAACAGAAAAAGAAAATCGTCCCATTCATGTTAACACATTGGATGAGCGCAATCAAAGGTAGTGAAGGATTGTCTCGCTATTACGTAATGGGCACAAATGAGTATGCTAACAAGTATCTGTTTGCCGAGTTTGTTCAAAAGCACCCCAAACTACAATGGATGATGTTGTGTAGTGCAAGCCCCGGGTTAGGCAAACAGTTTCATCAGTGGATCCCTCATATTAGAGATCGTGTTGTCAAATACAAAGAGGCTGCAACTCTCAAAGAAGTCAAAGAATACTACACAAAGATTTATCCTAAGGCAGATACAGAAAGTATCGCTGAAGTATCTAAAGCATATGTAGCAGAACAGAAACGTAAAATGCATCTAGGTCAAATCTATCCTCACATGAAGGTAAGTGACTTAGAAACATTAAATCAGATTGTAACAGATGAAGATATCGAACAGTACGAAAGAGACAGAGGCAATCGCTGATCCCAAGTATGGTTGTGAGTTTTGTGGCCGTACTTTCCTACGTGAGTCCACTGTTCTTAAACATATTTGTGAATACAAACATCGTTGGTTAGAAAAAGATCGTCCAGGCAATCGTTTAGCATTTCAAGCTTGGTTGCAATTTTACAAAAAGAATAGTGCAAATAAGAAACAACGGACTTATGAAGAATTCATTAAGAGTGCGTACTATACAGCCTTTGCTAAGTTTGGTACTTATTGTGTAGATATCAATGCATTGAACGTTAGTAGATTTGCCGATTGGTTAGTAAAAAATCAAATCAAAATCGACACATGGGCAAAAGACGTAAACTATAATAAGTATTTGATTGAATATCTTAGAGTAGAAGATGCACTAGATGCAATTCATCGTAGTGTTGAAACTACCATTGAATTAGCAGAAGTAGAAACGATTCAGAGTAAAGATTACTTGCGATATGGTAACAGAAATAAAATCTGTTATGCAATCACAACAGGTAAGATTAGTCCATGGATGTTATTTCAAAGTAAGAGTGGTATTGAATTTATGGATAGTCTTGATCCCTCTCATGTTAAGATGATTATCGATTATATTGATCCTGAAAAGTGGGCACTAAAGTTTCACAGAGAACCAGAGAATGTCAGAACAGTTAAAGAGATCCTCACAGCCGGCGGGTACTAAAGTGCGTATACCTTGGAAGATGGGTGATACGGTTACCGATTGGAATGAAACCTGTGCACAGGCAATAGAAATGTTTGGATTGCCGGGAGACAAATTTACTACTAAACTAACAGAGGATCATTTAGATTTCATTTTCAAAGATGAAAAAGATGCTATAATGTTTGAACTATGTTGCGGATAAAAGCTAGAATACGTAAATGGAAAGCTGAACGAAAGCTTGAAAAAAGTGGTTACCACACATGGTCACGTTATCGACACAACAGGGATCCTGACGTAGCAAGGTATGCTGATGATGTAGGTAGTTTCTATGAGAAGTATCCCTACGTATGTTCCTTTAAGGATTACAGTCATTACGCATTCCAATGTATTTGTGACAATGGACCGTTTGGTGATATCTATGGATACGATGAAATGAGATTGTGGTGTGAAGATAAGATTCGATGGAACTACCGCTTAGACATTCATAGAGTCTGGGAAGATGATTACGGTAAAGCAAAATTCGATGATGTTGGTGGTCGAGATATAATCTACTTTGCCTTCAAGAACGAAAAAGACTTAACATATTTCTTGTTAAGATGGTCATGAAACAGAATGAGTATAGACATTTAGGTCATGAAGTTCTCATTCATAAAGACAATCATGTACCAGCCGGACAATGGTGCGAAGAACAACTCGGAAAACGTTGGGACGCTATTGGCTATAGGTCTGGACGGTGGTGTATGTTCTGGGCAGGTAGAAATAATTTTGACAAGTATAGATTCTGTTTTGCCACTGAACATGATATGATGTGGTTTAAGCTGAGGTGGTCATGAAGATAGTAGTAAATGTTGATAACTCAACTGAAGTATGGGCACTGCTTGAAAAACTAAAAGAAAAAAATTTGTACGTGAACAAGGACTTTACTTTTAGGTACATTCCACCTCAGTGTGATGAAGGTTGGGAAAAAATCCAACGAAAATGTGTAATATTTGATTTTGTTGACGGAAAGAATGCCACATGGTTCTCTCTGATAATATGAAATCATCCCTTTATGATTGGGTAAGAGGATGGGAAGATGACCATCCATTTTGGCATACGCATGTTATAACTGCTCAAACTGAATCAGATTTAGATAAACTACACAAAGAAGTAGTATTATGGTTGTATAAAAATATTAATAATCCAGAAAGACATTGCCGTTGGATTAGACTTGACACGAAAGTTAGTGTAAAATTCAGACATGAGAAAGATTACCTTTGGTTTACGTTGAGTTTTTAATATGGTAACAATATATCTACGTGATTTTACAAATGAACATGAAGCTTGGATCGCAAAAAATATAGGTCCAAGAATGCATTGGTTGCACAATAGCAGAGGTGGGCAAGGTTGGATAGCAAAGAGAAATGGCCGCGCCTGGACTATAACATTCGAAGATGATAGATACGCAACACTATTTGGATTGATGTTTTCAGAGGTAATAGCATGATTAAAGATTTAGAACAAGAACTAGCAGAAAAGTTGAGCAACGAAATGGCAGAAGAATTTGACTGGGAACTAATATGCGATCTTCTTAAAGAAGTAGGATGGGTCAAAGTAGCTATATCTGAGCCATGGTCAAACATGACTGCATCATTTGCACATGAGATTAAAGAATGGTGCAAAGAAAATGTAAAGGGCCATTATAAAGCAAGAGGTCGTGTGTGGATGTTTGAAAAAGCACAAGATGCTGAATGGTTTATGTTGAGGTGGTCATGAGTTTTAAAGTAAAAAAATTTGATGCACAAGGTGTTACTTATATGGTAGACTGGCCACAAACAACAGAGATGATTAAGCATATCAAGAAAACAGACTTGTTTGAGATTATGTTTAGAACCGTTCGTAGTGACCACGCCGGACTTGCTATCAAATTAAATAACAATGAGTATGATATTATGTGGGTGAACAGTGATATTTGGTTCAACAAGAAGAACTACACTGAATATGTACGAGATATGTACGAGATTGTTGGACTAGCGTTTAAAAACGAAATAGAAGCAGACCGTTGCGTTGAGGTAATGAGCAAAGAACTAATGTGGAGAATACTCGATGGCAATTACACCGTTTGATACAATAGCACCTTATATAGAATTTGTTGAATACAAATGTTTGAACCCGCGTGATTCTAATAAAGTCATCTTTCGATGCTCCGGCGATCCTACAACTATCATTAAGTGGTGTCGCAGAAACTTTGGTAACAGGGGTGATGGATGGGATTTTTCAGGATCGGGTAAAACATTAGATATTACAATATGGTCTACAAAACTGATAACTATGTATGAATTATGGCAGAACTAACAAACGGACAGGGATATGATGTAGCTATCAGTTATATTCCAGAGAAACTAATTGATGCAGTTGTAGCAAAGCTTGACATACTACAACCAGTACGTGCAAGTAGCGCAAATCGCACATATGCCGAGCGTGAACAGATTAAAGACTTACCTGATATCAGCGTCTGGTGGAGTCAAATGGTTATGGATTGGCCCGAAGTCATAGAAATTGAATCGATGGTAAGTGAATTGATTAAGCCACAACTACCACTAGCTGACTGGTATGCTAGTGACATTGTAGTTATTGAAGGGCATAGCAATTGGGTCAACCCTCATGTAGATACACCACATCGTTTTAAGAAATACAACTATGACAAACGACTATTGGGTGTGCAAGCAATCGTATCATTATTTGATTTGGATAAGTCTAGGGGTGTTACTGGTATAGTACCGGGAAGTCAGAAGCAAGATCACAATATCAACTTGTGCTATCAGGGCTTTTATAATTCAATGTTTTTGAAAAAGTGTGTTCAGCCTACTTTACCCAAAGGTAGTGTTCTCTACTATAACTGTAGAGTATTGCACTCCAGTATGCCCAATTCACATGACCAATCTCGCCAGGCTCTATTGTTTAATTATTTAGATCGTAGTATAATTGATGATATCCGAACTATGGATAACATATGGAAAAGCAATAAAGATGGCGAATGACATTATGATTGACATTGAGAGTTTAGATACACGCCCTGATTGTGTTATCTTAACTATCGGTGCAGTACGATTTGATCCTAAAGGCAATGGGGTAGTTGAAAGATTAGAACTACGACCTACAATCGAAGATCAAACAGAAATTTACAATAGGAGTATCAATGAAGATACATTACGGTGGTGGTCTACACAGAGTCCTGAGGCACTTGAAGAAGCACTGGGAGACCAAGGACGTCAACCATTTAGTGAGTGCATGGAGACCCTTTATAAGTTTTGTTGGAATCGCCGTGCTGTGTGGAGCAATGGCGCTCCATTTGACCTTGTCGTCATGGAGCATGCCTGGAGACAAGTTAGTGACAAGCCAAATCCTATACCCTGGCCATTCTGGTCAATGCGGGATACAAGAACATTGTGGGATATCGCAGGAGTCAAACTCAAAGACGGTGGACACGTTACTAGTCACAAAGCAGTAGAAGATGCTGAAAGACAGGCTATTGTAGTGCAAGACGCATACCGAAAATTAATTAAGGCTGGATTAATCACATGAAAATATATGGACAAGAATTACCCGGTGTCAAAGTTATACAACGCAGACAGTACCCTGACAATAGAGGCAACTTTAGTGAGACATGGAAGATTACAGAAGATGGTATGAGAGGAACATATCGTCAACTTAATACTGCAAAGTCTGTTCAGTATGTAATCCGAGGCATGCATAGACAAGATCAAACTAAACTAGTGATGCCAGCAGTAGGTAAAATATTTGATGTAGCACTAGAACCTGAAACTGGTAAGTGGTTTGCTGTTGAATTAGATGAAACTAATGGTCTACTAATTCCACCGCAATATGCACATGGTTATATGGCATTGACTGAAGGTGCAATAATTCAGTACATTGTTGACATGCCATATCACAAAGAACTTGAAGAAAACTTTAAATGGGATCAGTACAATATAGAATGGCCTACTACTGTAACTCCCATACTATCGGAGAAAGATAAATGAAAATAGGATTTAATTGCAGTAGTTTTGACTTGTTACATGCAGGTCATGTAACTATGCTAAAGATGGAAAAACAATTGTGCGACTACTTAATTGTTGCATTACAAATTGACCCTACGATTGACAGACCCGGTGTCAAAAACAAACCCATTCAAAGTGCATATGAACGCTATGTTCAATTACAGGCTTGCAAGTATGTAGATGAAATTCTTATCTACGAAACTGAATATGACCTGCTTCAATTGCTAATGACACAGAAGATTGACATTCGATTCCTCAGCGATGAATACTTGAATAGAGACTTCACCGGTAAACAATGGTGCATGAACAACGGGGTCGAGTTACATTATCATAAACGTAATCATGATTATAGTTCAAGTGAACTCAGAGCCAGAACTGCTAGACTTGAACGACTAAAGGGTGTAGAATCAATTGATGAGGAACCCCCACAGTATTCACCTGATCTGGTAAAGAAACATTCATGAAATTCAACAGTGACATTGACATTGACTTTGGAGATAGAGAAAAAGTATTGTCTCTGATCGACCATATTCCAGCCGCGATGCGTAAGGTTAGTCCTATGCGTAAACACGCTACTGGTGTCCATGTCACCGAAATACCTTACGATCCTGTATATGGTATGTCTAGTTTAGATTATGCAGATGCAGAAAAACGAGGGTATTTAAAACTAGACTTATTGAACGTGCATGTCTATAATATGGTTCGTGATGAACAGCATCTCATTGAGTTGATGCGAGAACCTGATTGGTCTAAATTAAAAAATAAAGACTTTGTTGAGAAGTTGATTCATTTGGGCAATCAATATAGCACACTAAGATCGATGCCAGAACCAATTGATAGTATCCCTAGACTAGCTATGTTCTTAGCTATTATTAGACCAGGTAAAAAACATTTGATCGGGAAGAGTTGGAAAGATGTAGCAAAAACAGTGTGGGATAAGGGAAGTGACGGATATACGTTTAAAAAGAGTCATGCAATTGCCTACTCACATTTAGTAGTAGTTCACATGAATTTACTAGAAGAAGTTATGGTAATCGTTTAACTAACGTAATACTGCGTCTTTTTGACCTACGTTTATGAAGTTCATTCATACTAGTAATAGGTCCATGTAATACAGCTAAGTTCTTATTTGTAAACGTTCTTAGATACGGCTTAAAAATAGCCCAATCTTCTTTGAGAAACAGGTTAATGGGAATCAGTCTATTTGATTCCCACCACCATATGTCTCCTAATTCTAAAAATCTAGCCCTAGCTTCTGATTCTATGATAGCGCCGTAATCATAGATTGTGGTAACCACATCATCCCTGTTCTGTATGATACCTACATAATCTTGGTTAGCATATGAACACACCGTTATGAATGGATGATTCTCGCTAAGTTTTCTGAAAAACTCGTTTTGTGCCATTTATTCTTTTCAACAATGATTATATTTACTACCGGTCGCCCGAAGTTAATATTTTAATATTTAGGAGCTAAATACACTAAAGGACCTCATCTGTGTATTCTACCCCAGTTTTCATTTATACCCAACGACAGATTGTTGTACTACTTTCCGGCAATTCAGCGAGGAGATATATGCCTGTATACGCAAAACCATTAACATTGCACAAAGGAGTTGATAACCAAATTCAATTCCAATTCTTGAACCAAGAACAAAAACCCGTTGATATTACGGGCAAGGAGATATCCTGCAGAATTATCAGCTACGATGGTTCAGAAGTTTTATTACGCAAAGCACTAACACCTACATTGGCGCTTAACGGCTTGGCGGTATTGACACTAAATGCATCAGACATTGAAGACATTCCTGCACAACAAGCACACTATTCATTAGAAATTCCAGTAGGACAATTTGGATTCCCAGTATTCGTAGATCAAAACGCGGGCGCCCGTGGGGATATGAACATAGTTAATTCAGTACTTCCAGCATTCATACCTTCAGCAAACGTAACCATCCCCACAGGGCAACCGTTCCCCAATATTGATTCTAACAATAGCATAGCAAACGTTTTACCAAACGCAAACACATATTATTCTAGTGTAATTAGTACAGAGAACAATCCAGTGTTGACGTTACAAACTTCCTTCTACCAATACAATGGTGATGTAACCGTGGAAGGATCGACTATTGTTGACAATGATTGGTACCCAATCACAACTGCGACGTACTCAAACAACAGCACAACCCAAGGATATGTCATTGAAGGATATCACCCATATGTTAGAATGACATTCACTAGCAATACGGGCGCAATCACAAACATCTTGTCTAGATAATTACCAAGACTGTTGCTTATTGATACATACTATGCTAAAATCGTAGTATGTTTGATATCCTATCTATTGTTCCGGGCAGAAAGAAACTATCCCAAAGTGGGTGGCATAGTTTCAACGCAATCTGCTGTCACAATCGTGGGCACAAACCAGACAAGCGTAGTCGAGGTGGCATTCACTTGGATGGTAACAATTGGTCTTATCATTGTTTCAACTGCGGTTTCAAATGTGGTTTTGTACTAGGCAAAACAATATCTAATTCATCTAGACTGTTATTGAAATGGTGCGGCATTGATGAAACTCAAATACAAAAGTGGAACTTAGAAAGTCTACAAAACAAAGATTTACTTGACTTGGTTAGAACCAGAAGTCGAGCAGAAATCAAATTCAGTCATAAGCCATTACCCGAAGAGGCTGAGAGTTTAGATTTAGATAATCCTAAACATCATAGATACATTGAATATCTTGAACGAAGGGGCATTCATTTTGATAGTTATCCCTTTAGTGTGACACCAGATAGTACTGGGCGAATAGGTTCTAGAAAAGAACATCGCATCATCATTCCTTATTTCTACAAAGGAAAAATAGTAGGTCATACTAGTAGGTTCTTAGATAACAAATCTCCTAAGTACTTTAATGTGCAACAGCCCGGATATGTATTCAACATTGATGCACAAAAGTTTAATTGGTCAACATGTATTGTTACTGAAGGTATATTCGATGCATTGAGTGTAGATGGTGTAGCATTGATGCATGATGATATTAGCAACGAACAAGCACAGTTATTGAATTCATTGAACAGAACTATTATCGTTGTCCCTGACAGAGACAAGACTGGATTCAAAATGATTGATAGAGCATTAGAATTGGGATACAAAGTCAGTCTACCAGATTGGGGACCTGATGTAAAAGATGCAAATGATGCATTGTTAAAATACGGTAAGCTATCTACAGTGTTAAGTATCTTACAGAACGCAACAAATAGTAAAATTAAAATAGAAATGCAGAGGAAGAAAATTGGCAAACAAATCGGAATTTAAGTTAGAATACACAACGGAAGTACAGAAGTGGTTTCTGAGGATGATGTTGACAGATGCTCAACTATACACACGTGTAGCTAACATTATCAATTCAGAGAATTTTGAAAGATCACTTAGACCAGTAGTTGAAATGTTTAAGGAAAGTGCAGAAAAGTTTAGCACTATTCCAGAACCAGAATTCATCGAAGCAAGTACAAACATTAAACTTGAACCTATCGAAAATATCACTCCTGGACATACTGAAAAGTTCTTGGAAGAATTTGAGAAGTTCACAAAGAGACAAGAACTAGAACGTGCTATTCTTAAAGCGGCTGACATGCTTGAGAAGGGTGATTATGGTCCAGTTGAAAAACTAGTTAAAGATGCAGTACAAATCAGTCTACAAAAAGACATGGGTACAGATTACTTTGCTGACCCTAAAGCACGTATTAACAAATACTTTAATGCTGGTGGTCAAGTATCTACAGGCTGGCCTCAAATGGACAAACTATTATATGGTGGTTTCAGTCGAGGTGAATTGAACATTTTTGCAGGTGGCTCAGGATCAGGTAAATCATTGGTTATGATGAACATTGCATTGAACTGGTTGCAACGAGGACTCAGTGGTGTTTACATCTCACTAGAACTTTCAGAAGAACTAACATCACTAAGAACTGATGCTATGTTAACCAGCATGAGTACTAGAGACATTCGTAAAGATATCGATACTACTGAACTCAAAGTTAAGATGGTTGGTAAACAATCAGGTAAGTATCGTGTTAAGGGTATGCCTGCACAAAGTACAGTCAACGACATTCGTGCATACTTGAAAGAAGTACAGATTCAGACAGGTATCAAAGTTGACTTTGTAATGGTTGACTACTTAGACTTGGTTATGCCGGTGAGTGTTAAAGTTAATCCTAACGATCAATTTATTAAAGACAAGTACGTTTCAGAAGAATTGCGTAACTTAGCAAAAGAACTAGGGATTCTATTAGTTACTGCCTCACAGTTGAATCGTAGTGCGGTTGAAGAAATTGAATTCGATCACAGTCACATTGCTGGTGGTATCAGTAAGATTAACACAGCAGATAACGTGTTCGGTATCTTTACAAGTCGTAGTATGCGTGAACGTGG